CCGGCATTTCCAATTCCAACGAATTGTTAACTAGTTTTTCTACTCAAAAACTTGGCCTTCGGGCCCCCCCATACTCGAGAGAGTATACCGGTCTTTCATCTGCATTGACCAGTAATGAAAACGACCACGGCGGATACTATGACTTTACTGCTTTTAGTAAAGATCTCCGTCTTCCGACTTACGGAAAATTTGGTTACGCGAAACAGAGTACTATTAATATAGGCGTAGAACCAAGACGACAGGTTAGGTCACCATATGTAGAAGGTTCAACTAACTACACTCGGCCTATACCTTTCCCACGAGTTCTCTATAAACGGTTAGAGAATTTCGATCAACGCGACACTGGATACGAGAATTTTAAAGCTCAGAAAATTGTAGGAGCTAAGATTTTTAGTATGTGTCAGGCAGTACGACCAATTTCGTTTAATAAGGCGTATGAGTCACTTCCAAAGGATACTAGTCCTGGATTTCCACTTAAAAGTTCTTTCAGTAATAAAAGAGAGGCTAAAGTAGTGGCTATCAAATGGGCACAGTACATGAAGAATTCTCTACGACACGAAGAAGTACGCACCGTTCTTGATAAAGTACCACCTTGCTTTGCCGTCGCTCGACGCGCAGTACAGAAGCCTGGTGTCAATAAGTCACGACTAATATGGGCCTATCCCATGGTTATGTCACTTATTGAAGCGACATTTTCGAAGCCGCTGTATGATCAATTGCTCAAGACCAAACTATTTGGATGGAGTATAAATTTTCTTGCTGGAGATGGACAGAAATTGTTTCATCGTATGTGGGAATCTTTGCTTCCAATTCAGACCTTTAGTTTTGGATTAGATTGGACAAGCTACGACAGCCAAGTACAGCGATCTGCTATACTTTGGGCATTTAGCGTGTTGAAGCATCTTCTGATTTTGGACCCTATTCAAGAGAAGTTATTTTCTCTGGTTCAGGATTATTTTCTCAACACTTCAATCTTATATAGAAAAAGATGTTACAGGAAGGTTCAAGGAGTACCTTCTGGATCAGGATTTACGCAAATCATTGACAGTCTGGTTAATATGTATATACATACAGACTTAATACTTTCAGTCAGCATAAATAGCTCTAAGCTTAATAAGTGGAACGACATTTATTACTATGCTAACTTCCTTGGTGATGATAGTATCATTAGGTTGAAGTTTGGACTGGATCGAAGTCAATTTGCAGACATGATGAGGTTAGCTGGCGAACACCACAACCAAAAGTCATCAGTCGATAAATCTTGGATCATATGGAATGAGGGAATACGTTTCCTTGATGATCGTGATGACCCTGATGTTTTGAAGGGAAGAGTCATGTATCTCGGTAAAACGTTGGAAAATCCCAACGAAATTCTTGTTGATCATAACAAAGTGGTAGCGGCTACCCTGTTACCCGAAAATCCGGATAAGAAACCTTCGGACGCACTGACCCGTATCATTGGGTTAGCTTGGTCAATTGGCACCACCCTGCGTTCTTACCAATATCTGTTTCAGCAATTTGAGACGATACATCGAAAATACCCGGGAGTACACCCCCGACCGTTCACAGCACAAGAACGACGAATGTTTTTAACGTTGACGACGGAAGACATTTCTCTTACCTTTCCGACATGGCATGAACTTTGCCTTCGGTATGCACCTGGTAGGAGACCAACCTAGTATTTGTTAGGTTACATTTCCATGCTGATAGCATTATTGAGTTTTTAAACCATATAAGAATAACGCTTAAGCGACTCTTGTTTTTAAATTTGATATAATGAAGCTGGAAAGATCCTTCACCCTGAAGCAAACTGGCGTTGCGCTCCGCAGCACGAAAGGC